TCTTTATTTAATTTTTTTGCTTCTGTAGAATTAAAAACATAATCCAATAAGAAGAAAACATCAGCCAGTCCTTGAGTCCCGATTGCAATAGCTCTCTGCTCTAATCCACCCTTCTCTCCTTTGTCAGTAGAATAGCTATTAATATCAATTACTTTATTCAAAGCTTTTACAACTTTTCTAACTTCTTCAAAAAGCAATTGTAAATCAAATTTTCCATTAATGATATAGTTTTTAAGAACTAATGAAGATAAAGTGCATATAGCAGTTGTTTTTTCATCTGTATATTGATAGATTTCATTGCAAAGATTACTTTGTCTAATTGTTCCTATATTCTTGTGATTTGTTTTGTTGTTTGCATTATCTTTTGAACAAAGATAAGGAACGCCAGTTTCAATTTGAGCCTCAACTATTTTAAACCAAATGTCTTGAGACTTAACTTTTTTTCCAATTCCTAACTCAACAGCCTTTTGATATTCAACCTCAAACTCTTCTCCATATATTGTATGAAATGCTTTTAATCCTGCTTTTTTAATATCATTTGGGCAGAATAAATAATAATCACCATTTGTTTCTACAGCTCTCATAAAATTATCTGGAACCCATAAAGCAGTAAACAAATCTCTTGCTCTTAATTCTTCAGCTCCAGTATTCTTTTTAATATCTAACAAATCAAAAATGTCTTTATGCCAAGGCTCTAAATAAACAGCAGCACTGCCTGGTCTCCTTCCTTGTTGATTAAAAAATCTCAAAGATTCGTTTACAATTTTCAAATACTTTAATAAACCCCCAGCAAATCCACCAGAACTTGACAATCTACTTTCTTTACTTCTGATGTTAGACATGCACAAACCAATACCAGCCGCATCAGCAGAATAAACTGAAATATCTCTCAATGTAGCCAACAAACCATTTCTTGAATCATCATCGTTAAAATGTAAAACACAAGAGGCAAGTTGAGGAATTTTTGTCCCAGAGTTAATCATTATCGGAGTAGCAGGAGAAACCAATTGTTTTGAAAGAGATTGATAATACTCAACAGCTTGCTCAAAACTTTTTGTAACCCACAAAGCAACTCTTAAATACATATGCTGTGGACGTTCAACAATTTTACCTTTAGAATTTTTTGTAAGATACATTTCTTGCAAAGTTCTCCAAGCAAAATAATCAAAATTATAATCTTGTTCATGGTTTATAACAGAATCTACTTTGTCTGCTCCATATTCATCAATAATATCAATCAATTTTTGATTGATAACACCTTCAAAACACAAAGACCTCATTGTTTCAGAAAAGCTTGGACTTGTTTCTTTATGATAGGAAGATATGGCAACAGAAGATGCAAGTCTACTATAATCATAATGACTTCCAGTATATGAAGCAGATATTTCTGAAATTAATTTATCTAACTCTTTTGTTTTAATAACACCCTCAGTAGGAACAGATGTTATTACTTTGATAAATATTTCATCCGCACTAACTTTTAAACCCTTTGCAGACCTCTTGATTCTATTTAAAATCTTTGTGGGATTAAAAGATGCCTGCTCCCCATTTCTTTTTTCTATAACTAACATAATACTATTTTTTTATAATTTAAAAATCTTCCTCAAAACTAATTGTTTCATTTAACTTTGCTTTTTGATATTCCATTGTTCTTGATTCAAAGAAATTTCCTTTTGTTTCAACTGCAATTTGTTCCATAAATTTAAATGGTTGTTCAACGTTAAAATGTTTTTTACAACCAAACTTAACTAATAAACCATCAACAACAAATTCAAGATATTGTTTCATTAAATTAGAATTCATTCCAATCATTGATACTGGAAGAGATTCAGTTATAAATTCTTTTTCAATTTCAAGCGCTGATAACAATATTTCTTTAATTCTTTTTTCTGAAGGTTTATTCTTAATATGATTGTTTAAAAGGTGAATAGCAAAATCACAATGCAAATTTTCATCTTTAAAAATTAAAGTATTTGCATTACAAAGACCTTGCATAACTCCTCTCGACTTTAACCAAAATATAGAACAAAAAGAACCAGAGAAAAAAATTCCCTCAACTGCAGCAAAAGCAATTAGCCTTTCCTGAAAAGAAGCATTTTTAATCCAATTTAAAGCCCAAGTTGCTTTTTTCTTTACCGCTGGCAAATGTTCTATTGCTGTAAAACATTCTAATTTTTCTTTTGGATTGTTAATATAAGTATCTATTAACAAAGAATACATAAGACCATGAATGTTTTCCATAGCTATTTGAAATCCATAGAAAAATTTTGCTTCTGGATACTGAACTTCTTTATAAAAATTCTCCGCTAAATTTTCATTTACTATTCCATCTGACGCAGCAAAAAATGATAATATATTTTTAATAAAATATTTTTCATTTTCTGATAAATTTTCCCAATCTCTAATATCATTGGTTAAATCTATTTCTTCTGCAGTCCAAAAAGCAGCCTGATGCTGTTTATAAAATTCCCAAATATCATCGTGTTCTATTGGAAATATAACAAAACGATTTGGGTTTTCTTGTAAAATAACCTCCTCTAAACTTTCTTTAACTTCATTTTTCATATAATAAATTTATTTTTTTTTAAACTTGTTCACTTCCTAAAATTTGTTGCTCCATATCAAAACCATTTAGATTTACAACCCCAGTTTGTTTTGTAGACAAAATTTGAATATCTACTTTTGAAGTATCAAATAACATTTCCATAGAATGTCCGTCTTGTCCATTTCTATTTTTCATTACCATCAACTTTGCTTTTTTTGCTAATTTATCTATATCTGTTCTTGCAACACCAACTATAATATCTGCCGTTTGAGCTTTTCCTAAACTTTCAGAAATGCTGGACAAATCAAATTCATTTTTATTTATTGACATTCTTGATGTTTGGCTCGCAGTCCAAACTGGAACGTTAAGTTCCATAGATAAAGCTCTAATACCTTCATATATACTTGTTAATGAATGTCTTTTTTCTACGTAATTAATTAGAGGCTTCATTATGTCTGCATAGTCAATTAAAATTAAATCTGGAACAAATCCAGACTCCCTATTAAGAGAAGATAAGTGATTTTTTATAGTATTAACTGTTGCTGTTCCAGTAGGATACTCTTTTATTTTTAACATTCCACCATTTTCTTCAAGCTTTTTACTATTATCTATTATCATTTGTTTAAATTGATAAACTTCATTCATTTTGATATTATTCAAACAAGCATCAAATCTATTTCCAATAACCGTTTCTGATAATTCTAAACTATAATATACAACCTTTTTTCCATATTGAATAGCTGTGCTCCCAAACTTTACTAACATCATTGATTTTCCACCACCAGTTGGAGATAAAACAATACCAAGTTCTCCGCCTGATAACCCTCCTCCAATTCCAGAATCAAGACCATGCATGCACGGAACTGGTTTTCTTACTTTTTGTATCATTCTAACCTCAATATCTTTAAAATAATCATGTCCTTTGCTTTTCGGTTCACATTTTTTCATAGCTTCATTGATAACATTTGCTATTTCTCCATAATTCCCACTTTCAAATTCATCAGCAGCTTTCATCAAAGATTTTTTCAAAGACTGCTTTCTGAAAAAATCAAGAGTAATCTCCATAACAAATTCTTTATCTTTTAAATCATATCCAAAAACAACATTAGACAGTTCTAACAAATGGTCTTTTAAAACCTGCTCTCTTGTATATAACTTAATTGATTGTTCTAAAGTGTCTTTTGGAGGAACAATGTTGTATTTATTTATATAATTTAAAACAATCTGCATGAGTCTTTTGTGATGTGCGCTTTCAAAAAAAGAAAGGTCTAAAACATCTAAAATCTGCTCTCTAAAATCATGCTGAATAGGGTCAAGAATTATACTAATAATCTTTGTCTGCATGTTTATATCATTAAGTATATTTGTTATGTTAATGCTCGAAACTTCTTTTTCTAAATTTTTATTACCCATGTCTTTTTTTGTTTTTATAAATAAACTAAAAATTAATTTAGCACCGTCCAATATTTTAGACTTTTTGTTCTTTAATACATAATGTATTGATTTTTAACAAATTATATTTAAAAATAGTTATGTTAAAAATTTTTTTGAATACTCTAACTCTTTAACAGAAATTCTGTAAAAAGGTTGGAAAAAAAGTTCATAACTTTCATTAAAAAGAAATTGATGATAACCATCTCTTATAAACATTTTCATTGCATTTTCAACCGACCTTTCCCTGGAATTATTAGGGTCAACGATAAGATTGTCCGTAACATCATTTATTGCATCAACGGCTTCTTGTGTTAAAAAAGGGTTCTCGTTCAAATCCATAAGCTTTTTATTAAGCTCAAACTTTTCTCTTGATTCTATTATTGTCTCCAGTTTTTTCCCCTTCTTTTTCTTAATTAATTCTTCAGAAGATTTTATAATATCATCTATAGTCATCTTTTTTTCCTGGATTTCTGGAAAGTATTTTAATAAAGTGTCTAACCCAACCCCCTTTATTCCACTAATTACATCGCTGTCGTCACCTTCAAAACATTTAACAAGAATAGAATTTTGATAATGATAACCAAAATTTTTCTTAAAATTATCCTTATTTATTATTAACATATCAGATGGTCTGACAACATTTACATTATCATCTAACAAACAGTAATAATCTTTATCGGAAGAAAATATATAAACTATATCATCTTCATGCCTGTTTTTTACATATCCAGCAATCAAATCATCTGCCTCTATATATGACACCTCTGCCTGTCTTATATAAAGTTCTTCAAGATAATTCTTGACTTTAATTTTTTGATTCAACAAAGAATTTTTCCTATTTTTTTCATAATCTAAACCCTTTTGAGTTAAACCATAAGACTCTCTTG